TTCTCCAGTAAGCCATTACGCTACTTTAGCCAGTGTAATGTACTCTACTATAGGTAACTCTTTAGCTTTAGATACTTTAGAAGGTAATTCCTGTAAAGTTTCCCAACACGTACTCTTGAACCTACAGAAGTGACACTCTTTAGGTAGTACAGTATTACCTGAAGGCACACCTCTATATGTCTCAGGCACATCTGTAAAGCATCTCTTAAAAGGTTTATCTTCTACAATGTAGTTGATAGTGTCTTCTATCTTAGCCATCTCTTTTTCTGTGTCCATTTGTCTAGCTGACACATACTTAAAATCACCATTGGCTTTATTAAGTACCCACCATCCACCGACATCAACACCCAAAGCTTTAGCATATATAGCGAGTTGAGCTACATAACCGAATGAGTCATTCTCACTAAGTTTAGTGTAGTCAGAAAACTTATTAGTGTAAGACCAAGATGATGCAGACTTAATATCATCTACTTTATTATCTATAGTTAAGTCATACTCACCTACAATCTCTTGATTGGCTATGGTAGTCTTTACTTTAGCACTGTCTACAAAGTCAACTTTAGAGGCACGTAGTATGCCTTTAAAGATAGCTTCAACTATATCTCCTATTACCATGTTAATCATAAAGTTAGATGGCATAGCTTGTGCTAACTCAGGTTTATTCTTTTCAAACCACAGTTGACATGTAGGTTTACCCAGACCCGAAGGTCTGAGTTTAAATTTGTCTCTAGGCTGTCCTGAGAACTGTCTCTTTAAAGCTGCTCTCAAGTCTTCTACAACACCATCAATTACTTCATCAGACATTATAGATTTGCCTTTGACAGCGTTATCTAAGAACGCTCTTATAGGCAGTTCTGCAGGATGGTTCATGTTATGATACACCTTCTAAGTCAGGCGAACCTAAGAACTCATCTACTATATTAATGTCTTCATCGGACATTTTATTCTTAGAGTGTTCTTTGTAATCATTCATAATGTAATCATTATGATTGTCTACCCACTCTAAAAAGGACGTAGCTATAGCCTTATCTGCTTCTGGTACTTTAGTAGATGAAGGATTTAAACCTGCAACAACTGTATAATACACAGCACCAGTAGGTAGTGTTTGTACTTCCGTAGTAAACTTCATTGTATAATGATACGGTAGGTGATGCAACTTAGATAGCTTATCAAAAGGAGCACCTGAAGTAGTAAAACTAGTTCTGTTATCTACCTCAAAGATAAACGGTATATTATCGTCTACCTTAATTGACGTACCACTACTGTCCACAGGGTCATCTAAAGTTACCAAACCAAATATAACTCGCACTCTCCTAATAGTTTTAATGAGAGTTTGCATCTCCTCACTTAGTGCCTTGAAATCAGGTATGTATCCTGCAGGTTTGCCACAGTTAAACGTACCACGATTATCGTGCAAGTCACTATTAAGATTATCAGCCATAACAGTTTTATGGTAGTACCCTTTAGAATCAGGGCTTGTAGACTGTACATAGCGTTTGTACGAAAACCTTTGTACGTAGGGCTGTATAGTAATGCCCTTACTATATACCATAGTATCATCAGGAAGTTGAATAGCATAACTGCCACCCTCTACTACCTCAATGTTTTTCATCTTACCGCCAATCTCCTGCTCACCCATAATAGGTGTGTGCAGTACTTTAACTCTAGCTAACATAGATGTCTTCTTTTCAGAAGGTGATGATGTGTTAGCTACACCTAATAATTTAGACATAGCAGCAAAGTTATTCATATTATCTTGTGTTACAAGTTCGTTATCAACCATTATTTTCTCCTCTGGTTTTTCAATAGATTTATAGTTATACTCTTAAACGTCTTTCGTGTCAAGCCAATTATCTCCTATTTTTGCCTCTAATAGTAGAGGTACATTAAAATCAACATCATAGTAAGAATAGATAATGTCGTGCAGATTTGAATTTATCGTAGCTACTGCTGCTATCACTTCATCTATCTCGTCAGGATGTACATCGACAACAATCGAATCATGTACTGTGTTTACCAGACATGACTGCATGTTGTCAAGTTCTTTCTCAAACTCCATCATAACTACTGGTACAATGCATCCTGTAGCAAATCCCTGCACAGGATAGTTTTTTATCATCGTAAAGTTACTAACCCTATCTCCTCTACGTACCATGTGCTCAAACTCATATTGTCTACCTGATGGAGTCTGTATTCTGTTTGTATCCATAGCTTCATTAGCTAAAGTAATATGCCATGTAGCTATACCTTTGTACTTTTCATTAAAGTGTGTATAGTACTTTGCCTCTGCAGGAGTCCTGCCATAGCCACTAGCTCCGTACAAAGGAGCAAATGTATGAGCCTTTGCATCCTGTCTGGATGTCTCCTGACCTGCATCTGTAATAACCTTGGCAGTATACGAATGCACATCAAACCCTGTAGCTACTTCATCCATAGCAGTNNTGTCTTGAGCTAGGAATGCAGCAACTCTAAACTCTANCTGTGCAAAGTCAGCTTCCATTATCTTACCGCCATCCCATCTAGANGTAAACACACGCTTAACTGGAAAGGTATTNCCNCTAGGCATGTTNTGCATATTAGGATTACGTCCACTGAATCTACCTGTAGATGTGATATGTTGGGTCAGTCCTACATGCAAGTAGTNATCATCCTTAGTGAAGATACGTATGCCATTAACAAACGATGANAGATACGACTCTAGTGCAGACAGTCTACGTAAGTCACCTAAGAAGTTAGCTTGGAAGTGCCAATCATTAGAACGAGCATACACCTCTAGACTTTCTATCTGTTTCTTAGATGTAGAGAAGCCGTTAGCACTAACCCATGTCTTACCTACTGCATCAAACTTTAACCCTGCTTTTTCTTTCAGAGGTTTTAGTAAGTACCCTTGTGCATCACAGTTGGTACACTTGTTAGGTTTCTTAAATAGTGTGCCATCCTTCTTAGTCTTGTAGGTATACCTCTGCCCTCTGCAATCACCGCACCTGTAAGCCTTTGTTTTATAAAGTACTTCTGTGTTAGCATCTACACAATCTGTAAACTCTTTAGGCGTTGTCGTGTAAGCAAACAAGTCTTCTCCCCATATATGTTTGTCTATTACCTTTCTACTGAAGATAAGTTGAGACACCTGCTCTGGACTGTTGAGATTAATAGGAGTGTCACCCATTACCTGTTCTACGTATACTTCTAGCCGTTGCTTTATCTCTGCCTTTTCATTCTCAAACTCTGACTGCACTGCATCTAAGGCAGCTTTGTCAATCTTAACACCATTCATGTACATACGAGTAAGAGTCTTACATACGTTATTAGTTATATCTAATACATTGTGTAAGCTATGGTTTTCTGCATCTTGATACTTATGCTCTAACTTCTGAAACAATGCTCTTGTAACTAGGATGTCACCATCTAGATAGAAACACAGGTCATCAAAAGGTATATCTCTAGTGCTGTAGCCTTTCTTGAAGTACTCTTTTAATGTATCCTGCTTGGCGTACTGCAAGTCATACCGTTCAGCACAGTCCTTTAAAGATAGCCTACGCTTTAGTCCTCTAGCTAAGACATACTCAGCTAACATAGTATCATATATCTTGCCCTCGTACTTAAACCCACACGCCCACAGCCACTGTAAGTCATGCTGTGCATTGTGCATTATAAGTAGTGTAGTCTTGTCTAATACATCCTGTACAGCGTCCTTTGTGTCAGACTGACGTTCTGCATGGTCGAACACAGATATAGATGGCTTCTCATCTGTGTCAGCATTGCCGTACCCAATCATAGTCAAACTGTTGTCTGCCTCAAATGGGTCTAGGTGTAGCTTACCATCTCTGGTCGTTACTGTATTCTCTACATCTAATATCGTTCTCATACTATCCCCTATGGTAAGTAATGTGATTTGTTTATGTCTAACCTACAATCCACCTGACCATGCCATCCACCTGTTAGTTTGTTTTTGGCTATGATTAAGTGTCGTATGTCAGACTCTTCTTCGACTCCTTGGACAAGAGGGTCTTTACTTATGAGTATCATCAGGTCAGCTTCTGCAGCCTTACCTGTCTTAGAACCCTCAAGCATAGACTGATTCGGTGCAATCCTACCCTCTGCTTCTGCAGACAACTGGCTCATCCAGAATATAGCACAGCCATACTGCTTAGCTATGTTTCTAGCGTAGATAGCTGCTTCCTTCAAGTATACATCCGACTTGTCACTATTCTTTATTGCAAACTTATCCCCCATGTCTAGCACAAGTATATCAGGTTTGCAAGTCTTAACTAACTGCTCTACCCAAGCTAAGTCTTTACCTGTGCAATCCTTGAGGTGTAACTTATCTGCAACTTCTTTGTATAACATCCCTGCTTTAGCAGGATTATTCTTTACATCTATTAATGACATACTTGTAGCTGCACTCAGATACCTAGCACCTACCCTGTGGTATGCCTCTTCGTTAACGAGTACGATACACTTAGCCCCTTGCTTAACAAAACCATTTGGACCTGCAATCATACTAGCATGGAAAGAAGTCTTACCTGTATTGGGTCTAGCACCTAGCACTATGAGATGCCCACCGTTCACACCCTCTACCCTACGTTGAAGTGTAGGTATATTAAACTTCCACTTAGCTTCTAGGTCATTGAGTTGCAGTAGCGTGTCCATACTAATGTCATCCCATTCAACTTTTAAGTTAGGTAGGAAGTCATCATTGTACTGCTCTACTATTCTACGCAACGGCTCTAAAGTTTTCAATGAGCCATTAACGTAGTCAAAGCCTATGTTCGCTATGTCTTCACCTACAGCCTGTCTAAACAACTCCGACAACACATCCTCTGCTATAGCATTCGTCATAGGTTGCTGTTTAGCTAATTGCCCGAATAGTCCATCAAACACTAATTTGTTAGCCGTAGTCATGGTAGAGTTCGTAGTCATAAACAGAGCCTTCAACTCATCAGCGGTGAGACTACGCTCATACTTATCCATAGAGTAGTCTAGCGTCTGCTTAATCTTTCGTATGTCTTTACTGAACAACTTGTCAGGGCATTTAGTTCCCTTGTAGTTCTCGTAGAAGTCCTTGTCCATCAAAGACCTTATTAAAGCTAGTTCCATTATATTAATCCTCTTATTGTTTCCACATCTATATCTTTCTTATATTTAATATCGTCTAGTAAGCTCACAGCCTTAACACTGTTAACGTAGTTACGCAAGTCTTTAGTATACTGCAAGGTTTTATTTGCAGCATCAGGGTCTAACGCAACTAGAACGGTGTCATATGTACTTAGTAGTTTTTTATGCTCTGAATTAAGCGATGTACCTAGGATAGCCACACCTGTAGCATCAAATGTATCAGAGACTACAAAAGCACTAATTACATCTTCTACGACTATTGCACACGACTTTGACATACCTGATAGATCGTAATCTGCTTTACCACTATACCGTAACCACTTAATAGTATTATACGATAATGCTCTGCCTACAGCATCTATAAGCTTACCACGTTTATCTCGTATAGGAAACACGGCTCTGTCATCTCTAACATCATACATAGTGTAAGCCTTTGATAAATCCCATCGTCTAATAAACTTTTGCATAGATGGTTTGCTCACATCGTGAGTCACATACTCAGGCATAACAAAATCAGAGGTAGTCGCAACGTCATCATTTAATCTAGACAATCTCTCTCCTATCTCTCGTTTGTTGTACCCTATAGACTCAACACCTCTAGTGCCACAGCCTAACTTGTAGCAGTTGTATATTACCTTGCCATCCATCTTGGTAGCAGTAAAGGTTTTTCTACCTCTGCATGATGGGCAGTCGGAACGAACCGACTCACCCTCACTTAACTGTAAATCATTTATATATGTTTTAAAAATCATTTATATGCCTCATTTATATGTGCCTACGGCAGTATACACATACGTATTTTTACTTGTCAAGATAAATATTTCGTTTTTGTAATGCACTTTTTGACGCAGCTAACGTATGTTTTATGTATGGAGTCACAGATTGTACGTTCTGATGACCACTTACAGCCATGATTTGTGTTATATCTACACCTGCTTCTACCATCTCCGTGATTGCAGTCCTACGGAAGTCCATCACCTGTAGCTCACTAGGGAGACCACACACGGCTTTTATCTCTCTTGCCAGTTGAGATACCTTAGTTATGTCATACGGCTTGTATGAGCCATTTACAGGCGTTAGAGAAGGTGCAACGTATTCTTGGAAGCCAAAGTCATCATGTTGTTTACGTAGCATATTCAAGAGATTGTCTGATATAGGTATCTGCACTTCAGCCCTGCGTTTGGACTGTTGCAAATTTAATACACTTTCATTTAAATTTACACTAGACCACGTAAGAGTACGCATATCTCCTGTTCTTTGTGACCATTCGTACGCCATTTGAGCTATGAGACCTATGTTACGCCACTTCCACTCCGTGTAACACGTACTCAAGAACAGTTTTACTTGTTCAGGTGTCCACATTACCTTCCTTGGTGTCTCTTTACGCTTCTCTATACTAGATACAGGGTTGTAACTCAATATGTCGTGTTCTAGTGCTACCTCTACTACCTTATGTAGTATGGCATACGTCAAATTAGCTGTACGTGTACCTCTAAGTAGCCATTTCTCGTAGGCTAACTTAATGTGTTTACGTTTTAGATTGCCTAGCTTTACATTTGCTAGTGTCACACCCTCTATCTTAGTCATCAGCCCATTGTTAATAGAGTTCTTGTAATCTCTCTGGTTTGAGGCTTTAACTTGTTGAAAGAAAAGGTAGTTTGGTAAAATCTAAATAATGCGTAAAGTGTACTCTTCTCAGTTGGTACTTCTTGTGAAATAACATCCTGCTTCCACGCATCATACTTAAAGTTCATTGTATTGATGCTTTTCTTAGTTGCAGGTGTACGTGCCTCTAAGTCTAGTGTAGACACCACACCTGCTTGTATAGCACGTTTTGGTGGTTTGTAACACCATCGGTCTACACCATCTTTAGTCGTATACTTGGTAGTATACCTAGGTAATTTGTATTTCATTGCACCGTTTCCCCATCTATTTGGCTTATTAAGTAACTTATAGTATCATAGAAGTCATCGTATGTCTCTGGTATATTTACAATAGCGGATGTAAATGTTTGGAATGCACCCTCTTGGTTTACATTGTACACGGCAAGTATCGTATAGAATAACGTAATCATATCATCCATAGATGCTTCGGGTGGTATCACTCTTCTTAACAACTCTAGATTAGTATCTAATTGTTTCTTTATTATAGGCATTTAACTGTCCTTCTTAGGTTTAGGGGCAGGTGGATACATCTCATCGTGAGGGTCATCATCATCACCATCATCAAGATGCTTAACTTCCCCTGTAAACATATCTATGTAGACACCATCATAGTCTTCTACATCAGGATACCT